ATGTTATGCCACCAACAAAAGAAATGTTATCTAATAGTGGCTTAATAGTAGAATATAAAGGGCAAAAAGTTATAGCAGGTTTTCTTTATATGACAAATAGTTCTATTGCTGCAGTAGAATTTATTATGGCTAATAATAAAGCACCTAGAGATATAAGAAAAAAATCTTTAAAAAAACTCTTGACAAATCTTGAACGCCTATCTATCCTAGAAGAATATAAGTTTTTATTAGTTTATACTAATACTATTGGATATATAAATAATCTTGTAGAAAATTTTGGATATAAAAAAAATCCTTATAAAACTACAGAATTAATTAAAAAGATATAATATGGCAGCAACTACAGCAGCAATAGCATTAACAGTAGGAGGATTAGCAGCAGGACAAGCTGCAGTTCAATATACAACATCTCGTAGGCAAGAAAAATTGCAAAAAAGAGCTTTAAATCAAGCTCAAGATGCAGCAAATAGAGAAGAAGCTAGGCAATTAAAACAAGAACAAGCTATAGCTGCAACAGAAAGTAGAGCTTTAAAACAACAGCAAGGAGCCTTATCGGGGTTAAGACAAGGAGCTAGAGGAAGTAAAAAAAGTTTATTGTCTGGTGCTGAAACTGGTTTAAGAAATTTATTAGGTTAATTAAAATAAAAATAAAATGAAAGCAAACAATATTAATCAAAATCAAATATATACATTACTTGATACCACAGATAATGATATTGGTGATGAAGTATTATTTACTTTACCAGCTCTTGCAAATGATATTGATGGAATATTAGATATTGAATTATCAGCAGGAGATACTGTAGAAATTCAAGGAAGATTATCAGATACAGGATCTTGGAAAACTTTAGATGATGCCAGTTTTACTTCTAATGGTATAAAACAACTTAAATTACCACTTAGAATTAGAGCATTAAGAACTGTTGCAGGTTCAGGAGATGCTAAAATATTATTACTAGTTATAAATAATAGTTCTACACAAATTATAGAATAATATGGCAAAACTTAGTTGTAATGTCTTAAAAAAAAGAATAAGCAAAGCAGAATCTATTAGGGATCAATATAAAGATTTATATCAAAGCGGTATGGATCTTACAATGCCTAATAGGGATCAATGGAGCGTTCAAACACAAGGAGCTAAGAAAGTAAATAAACTTTATGATTCCATTGGTGTTATCTCTTTAAATGCTTTTGTGAATAGGTTACAATCTTCTCTGACTCCTTTATATACTCAATTTGTAAAAATAATACCTGGTCCACAAATCAAAGATAATCCTAATGTAAATATTGAAGAAATTAAATTGCAATTTGATAAATTGACAAATATGTGTTTTCAATATCTTAATGCTTCTAATTTTTCAATAGCAGCCGCAGAATCTTATTATGATTTAGGTTTAGGTACTGGTGCATTATTTGTTGAAAATACTAAAAATCCTACTAATCCATTATCATTTTCTAGTGTGCCAATTAGCCACCTAGCAATAGATGAAAGTAAAAATGGAATTATTGAAGGAATATTTAGAACTCATATACTGCCTGCAAGAGGAATTGAAAGAACTTGGGAAGATGCAAAGATACCAAAAAGCTTAGCAACAACTATTGAATCAGAACCAGATAAAGAAATAGAATTAAAAGAAGCTACATATTATGATGTAAAAGAAGAGAAATGGCACTATACTGTCTTGCATAATAGCGATATATTAGTAGAAAGAGAACTAACCAGAAATCCGTGGGTTATATTTAGATGGAGTAAAAACAATGATGAAGTATTTGGTAGAGGACCAGTAATACAAGCAATGCCAGATCTTAGAGAAATTAATGAATTAAAAAGACTACAGATTAGATCTGCTCAATTAGATATATATGGAGTATATACAGTAGCAAATGATGGTGTAATAAATGCTAATACAATGAATATCCAACCTGGTGGAATGATAAATGTTGAGAGAAATGGTGGACCAAATGGACCATCAATTGCTGCATTACCTAGAATTGGTAATTTTAATATGCAAACTTATAAAATAGAAGAATCAAGAGTCGCAATTAAAACTTTAATGCTTGATAATAAATTGCCACCTGACTCAATAGGAGCAAGAACAGCAACTGAAATAGTAGAAAGAATGAAGCAATTACAAGTAGATACTGGTGCATCATTTGGAAGATTAATTTATGAATATTTAATTCCATTATTTAGAAATATTATTACAATATTAATTGAAAATGGTTTATTTATTGTGCAAAAAGAATATAAAGAACTTTTTGCTATTGATAATCTATTTAGTTCTTTAGAAATTGTATCTCCTATTGCTAGAGCAGAGGCAGTAGATAAAATAAATGATATAGTACAAGCTGATGCAGTAATGAAAAGCATTGATGCTACTGGGCAATTAAGTCAAATGACCTTTAAAACAGAAGAACTTGGAACTTTAGTAGCTAACTTGCAAGGATTGCCTCAGACTATTTTAAGAACAAAAGATGAAAAAGAACAGTTAAATCAACAAGCTGCTTTATTAGCAAGCGAACAAGCTAATCAACAGCAACAACCTCAACAATAATTAAATAAATATTATGCTTGATGATGATATATATAATATAGAAGAACAGCAGCAAATAAATGCTGAAAAACAACAAAAGGAAATTGAAATATTAAATGAAAAATTTGCAATATGTTTTAATACTCCTTGTGGTAAAGAGGTGTTGCAACATTTAGAAAATATGACCACAGAAAAACCCACTTGGATTCCTGGTAGTAATGATCCAGTAAATAATGGATTTTATAGAGAAGGGCAAAACTCTATTACTAACTATATTAATAATAAAATTAATCAATTTAATAATGATAAACAACAGAGATAAATTAAAAAAAACAGCAACTGATCTTAATATTGAATTTCCAAAAAATATTAAAAACGAAAGATTGTTAAAATTAATTGAAGAAAAACAAGGTAATGAATTAATTGAAAAAGAAATAATTGAATCTATTGAAGATAAAGATCCTAAAGTAATTACAAATAATAGATATAATGATAATGAATTAATTATTGCAGTTAGAAAAAAAGATATAAATGCAATTAAAAAAATTCTTAAAGAAGACAATAAACAAGCCCAGTTTAAAAATGATGAAGGATTAACTGCATATGAAATTGCTTGGAATCAAGAGTGTTCATATGAAATTCTTTATCTTTTTAAAAATAATACTTAATATTAATATAAAATAATTTTCAAATGACAGAGGAAAACAATAGCTTATTACAAGAAACAGATAGTGAAACAACTACTGAAACTACTGAAACAGTTGCAAGACCAGAAAATATACCTGATGAATTTTGGGATACTGAATCTAATAGTATTAAATCAGATACTTTATTAGAAGCTTACAATCAGGAATCTAAAAAAGCATTAGGTTTAAGGCAAAAACTATCTGAAAAAGGTAGTGTAAAACCACCTAAAGAAACATCAGAATATGCTTATGATGAATCTATTAATGATATTGTAGGTAGCGATAGCGATAGTTTAAAATTATTAAAAGAATCAGCTTTAAAATCAGGATTAAGTAAAGATCAATTTAAAAATCTTACAGATAATTTAATATGTGCAATGTAAGAAGCAGGATTAATTAATAAAACATTAACTAAAGAAGAAGAGCAAGAAGAATTTCTAAAATTTCAAAAAGAAGAAATTGCTAAATTAGGAGATGACGGAAATAAAATTTTACAAAATATTAATAACTGGGGAAATAGTTTGTTAAGTAAGGGAACTTTTTCAGAAGATGATTTGTCTCATTTTAAAAATATGGTAATTGAATCAAAAGATATTGTAGTATTTAACAAACTTATGTCTTTAACTGGGGAAAAACCAATACCATTAGATACAAATAATTCTTCTCCAGTAGTAGATAGGGCAGAAATAGAATCAATAATGGCAACAGATGAATATCAAAATCCTGCTAATCCTAAATATGAAATGACACATAATAAAGTAGAAAAAATGTTTTCTCAATTATCTAGATAAAAAAGCTTGACAAATAATTTAATATATGTAACTATCTAATATAGATAGTTATATATAAGCCTATTGCAAAGCAACCTTTTATAAAACTAAAAGCCCGATGG